AAGATGGCACTGAGGTTTACATTGATAAATTAGAGGTTGGTGGTGTTGTTTCTGTTGAAAAGGAAACAATGGCGCCCGCTCCTGTTGGAGAACATGAGCTTGCAGATGGTACGGTAATCGTACTCGGAGAGGGTGGTGTTATCAGTGAAATTAAACCCGCTGCAGCCGTTGAGCCGGAAGCACCCGCTGCTGAAGATTTAGGCAAAAAGTATGAAGAGAAATTTTCCGCTTATGATGCCAAATTTTCTGCATTGGAAAATGAAAACTCAAACCTTAAAGCAGCCTTCGCAAAATCCGAAGATGCTATTAAAGGTCTGTTTGAATTAGTTGAAAAGCTTGTAAAAGAGCCAACAACCGAACCGAGCGAGCCTGTGAAAAGCGGTTTTAAATTCGGTAAGCAAGTGGATAACAAAGAAGAAAAATTAAATAGTCTTATTAACCTTTTTAAACAATAAATAGAAATGGCGTATAATGTAACGGGCTTAGCCGCATATACTAAGCAAAACGTAGATCTGCTGGTTAAGAACTCAGTTTTCGAAGCCAGAACACAAAAGGAAATCCTTGCGCTCGGTAACGTTCGTGTAGGTGTAAAATCTTCTGAAGCTATTGGCAGAATGGATACTGATGTATTCTTTCAGGATGATAGCGCTTGCGGTTTTAACGCATCGGGCGTCACGACCTTTACTCAGCGCAGTTTAGTGGTCGGCAAAGTAAAAGTGAACGAAATCCTTTGCGATAAGGATCTTGAGCCTTACTACACTCAACAGGCTCTGAAAGCGGGTGGTGAGTACACTACTGCTGCCTTTGCTGCTGATTACACAGACCAAAAAGCAAAGAAAATAGCAGAAGCTATTGAGGTAGCTTTGTGGCAAGCTAACGCAACAGGAAGTGCGGGTACTAACGGACTTTTAAATAAGTTCGATGGTATCAAAACTATAATTGCTGCTGCTGGTGGATCGGTTGTAAATGCAAACACAACTGGATTCTACGGTACGCCTGCAACTGGGATAACTTCTACAACAATTGCAAAGAACGCAATCAATGCAGTTATTAAAGGGTTACCTGCTAAAATCAAAGGTAAAGATGATGTTCGTATATTCTGCGGATGGGATGTATTCGCTTATTTAATTCAGGCTTATGTGGATGCTAATTTGTTCCACTTTGCACCTGATGCGAAGATTGACGATAACAGCGCTGCATTTACCGTTCCGGGTACATCTTACAAAGTAATCCCTGTTCACGGTTTGGATGGCACTGATGACATCTACGCTTTCAGAATGTCTAACATCTTCTTAGGTACTGACTTACTTGATGAAGAAAACAAATTCTGGATTCGTTGGAGCGAAGATGATGAGAACATCAAATTCACAGCCCGAATGAAGATAGGAATACAGCTAGCTTTTGTTGATGAAATTGTGAAGTTCGAAGCCTAATTTATAAGGGGGTGTAAAAGCCCCCTTTCACTTATAAAATTTTAAATTTAATAGCCATGCCGTGTGCCTTGACCTCCGGATACCAATTAGACTGTAAAGACTCTTCGGGCGGTTTAGTTGAAATATACTTTATAGAAAAAGGTAATGTTTCATCTATTGCCGAAGCGAGCGGAGTTGTAACAGGTCTTACAAAAGCATCTGGTAAAAGATTTTGGAAGTACGAACTTCCCAAAGAAACTGGATCTTTAACAGAAACAATGACGGGTAACGTTCAAAACGGAACCGTGTTTTATGCTTCTGAGTTGAAATTAGTAGTTAATAAATTAAACGTTGCAGTGCGCAATGAGATTAAATTGTTAGCACAAAACGTACTTATTGCAGTAGCAAAAGATAATAACGGCAAATATTGGTTAGTAGGTCGCACACGTGGCGTTGACTTCACAACAGGTACACTCGGAACGGGTACTGCTTTTGGAGATAGAAGCGGCTTTGACCTTACCTTTGCAGGTAGTGAGCCTGAGCCTATGCTTGAGGTTAATAGCAGCGTAGCCAGCGCACTTGAAACCGCAGGATAGTTTGTTTTGTTGATTGGTTTGATTTTGAGCCCTGCCCTTCCGGGCGGGGTTTTTGTTTTAAGGTATTTATAAATAGATATGTTTAAATTTATCAAAGGAACGACGGCGACAATCATTTGCACTCTTAAGGAGAAGCAGACTATTGATTCGCCTTATTATTTGTTTGTCTTTACAAATAGAGGCACGAATGATACAGTTACTTTTATAAAGGATTATCTGCATGACGTATCTACAAATAAAGACAGGTGGAATGAGTTTACTATCCCGGTAAATACGTATTTTGCAGATTATAAAGAGGGGTGGTGGCGTTACGATATTTATGAGCAAACAAGCTCAACGAATGTGAACCCGGCGGGTTTGGGGTTATTAGAAAGCGGATTGATGTTTTTAGATGACAATACGAATATAAGTTACACGCAATATTCACAGGACGTTAAATTCAAAATGTACGATGCATCCTAATATAAGTTTTATAAAGTTCGCCGATGTGAAGCTGCCTATGATGGTTGAGCTTCCCGGCAAAGGTTACGTTCAATTTGGTGAGGATAATCTTTATCCTAATCAATTACTCGAGAAGCTAAATAAAAGCAGCAAGCATAATGGTATTGTATTGGGTAAGGTCAATTACATTATAGGTAATGGCATATCTTATAAAGATGATAGTACAAAGGAATTAATACCCAATAAGAATGAAACCATAAATGATTTACTCAAAAAGTTTTCTACTGATATTGAGATTTTTGGCGGTGTTTATATTGAGCTTCATTATAACGCTTTGGGCAATGTTGGCGCAGTGTATCATATTCCTTACCATAAAGTACGTACAAATAAGGACAATACGCAATACTTTATAAAGGACTGGACGCAATCGACAAGGACGCAGCCTGAGATTGTGGCGGCTTATAACCCAGCGGTAAAGGAGGGAAAGCAGATATTGTTTTATAAAGAATATAGACCGGGATTAGAAACGTATTCATACCCCAATTATATCGGCGCATTGAATTGGATTGAGGTTGATATAGAGCTTTCTAAGTACCATTTAAGCACTATCAAAAATGGTATGTTTAGCAGCAAGTTGATAAATTTCAATGAGGGTAAGCCTTCGCCTGAAGAGCAGCAAGTTGTTGAAACTAAATTTAAAAAGAAATTTACAGGGAGCGAAAATGCGGGCGGTATTGTATTATCATTTAGCGATGATCCTGCAAAGGCACCTACCGTTTTGGACTTATCAAATACTGATTTAGATAAGCATTTCGACATATTAAATAAAACTACTGAGCAACAGATATTTGCCGGACATCAAATTACTTCGCCTATTTTATTTGGTATCAAAACAGAGGGGCAATTAGGGGGGCGTAGTGAGTTACGTGAAAGCTTCGAAATTTTCAAAAACACCTATGTAAATGATAAGCAAAGGTCATTGGAAACTTTGTTTACTGAAATTAGCACTTTGTTTGGTGTTGAAGGCGAAATGGTCATTGCACCTATTGAGCCTATTGCCTTTGAATTTAGTGAAGCAACAATAAAAGAGTTTGCGCCTAAGGCATGGATATTGGAGAAGCTGGGTATTGATTTGACAAAGTATCCTGAAGCTGCACAACCTGAAGTGCAACCTACCGGGCAACCTGCACAACCGTTAGCGCAGGTTAATGAGAATTTAAAGAACTTAACAGGCAGGCAATGGCAGGGCGTTAATCGGATTATCCGCAATTTTGAGAAAGGCAGAATTAATAAAGATCAGGCAAAACTTTTACTTAAATCTTCATTGGGATTAAGTGAGGAAGAGATTAATGTCATGTTATCTATTGACAATGATATGGAGTTTAGCGCACAGGATAATGAAGAACTTTTGTTGGCAGAATTTGCAGCGCACGGGGAAAGTAAAGATAATTACAATGTAATTACATCCCGCAATCGTTTCAACTTTCAGGAAGAACTTACACAGGCGGAAGTAAACATTCTCGACCTTATCAAAAAGGATAAGAGAATAACGCCTGAAGTTATTGGTAAGGCTTTAAAGATGCCTGTTGATGAGGTTACGGATATCATTGCAAATTTATTAGAAGGCGGTTTGATTATTGCAACGGTTAAAAAGATAGGCGTTGATGAAATAATTGAGCGCACCATGCCGGAGCCTTTGAGCGATTTAACAGATAAAAAGCCCCGCACCTTAGAGCAAAAAATAATGTATAGTTATGAGGGGCCACAGGATAGCAGGAATAGGGATTTTTGCCGTAGGCTTTTGGGTATGAATAAATTCTTTTCACGCTCCGATATTGAAACAATGAGCGCAAGGTTAGGATATAGCGTGTGGGATAGGCGTGGCGGTTGGTGGACTAAGCCTGATGGGGAGCACTCCCCATCATGCAGACACCGTTGGGTGCAAAATTTTGTTATTCGTAAAAAATAAAAAATGAGAGATACTTTATTCATAAGCCCTGAAAATATTTATGAGCGTACGCAAATCCACTCAAACATAGATAGCAAAATGATTGTGCCTGAAATAAAGGTTTGTCAGGATATGTATATTTTGCCTTTATTAGGCTCAGGATTGTACGAACGCTTGCAGATTGGTATCGAAAACAATAATCTAACAGCGGACGAAATTACCCTGCTTAAAAGCTACGTGAGAGATTGCCTTATCTATTACGTGGTGGCGGAATTAACGGACACCTTAACCCATCAATATTGGAATAAGGGTGTTTTGAAAAAAACAAATGAAGGTAGCGATAATGTGTCAATGAGCGAACTTATTGACTTAAAGAATAAGTTTAAAAGCCGGGCGGAATATTACGGGCAAAGGCTTGTAAAGTATTTAGTTGAGGAGAGCAATAACGCAAAATTTCCTTTGTACATTAATCCCGGCAGCCGTGCCGATACGGTGGTGCCAAAGCGTGATGCATACTTTCCGGGTATTTATTTGGGTATGCCTTATGATGAATTTAAGAACTGTGACGACTGTCAAAAACCATTCAGAAATGTATAGCAAAAAGACTATTAAAAAATTAAAAGATTACTTCGCAAAGCAAAATGACCAGAAACCAAATAGCAATACAGCTAAAAAAGATAGCAACCGACCACAGGCAGATAAGAACTGCAAAGGTGGTAAATGCTGATTATTTTCTACATAATGAGGTAAAAGATGTAGTATATCCCGCAGTGTTTATG